AAAATATTAAAAGGGCTTTATTTGGAGAAAAAGACGGACCATTCTCATGGGAAGGGAAAAATATGGGATTCTTTCCTTGGTTGGGCAAGATTTTGGGTTGGATGGTCATCGAGCTCAAATCTTTCGGGAAGGGTGTGGCAAAACTTTATAAAGATATGAAAGATCCTAAAAAAGATTGGTTAGAAACATTAACAGAAAATTGGAAGGCAATCTTCGGCACCGCTGGTATTCTGGCAGGCCTTGCACTTACATTTGGATTCGGACCACTGGGAATATTAGCAGGAGTATATGTTGCTGGTAAATGGTTATTCTTTAAACCCCTTAAATTAGCTATTAGTAGTTTTATAGGTGCTATTGGAAATATGGGAAAAGGACTAACTGCAATGACAGCACCAGTAGCCCCAGCTGGTGCTCCAAAAGGAGGAACTTTAAAAGCACCAAAAGCAGGAGCAAGTTTTAAAACTGGGAAAGGTGCTAACCAAAGAAGTTTCAGATTTTCTGGCCAGACAAACAGATGGCATGATATAACTAAAGGTGCTGGAAATAAGATGGTGAAAGCTACCGATATTCATAAAATGCAAATGTCCAAATATCAGAAAGCAGTAAGCAAGTTCCCAAAATTAGCAAAAATTTTATCGTTTGGTCCTGGTGGTGCCAAAGTGATATCAAAACTATGGGGTCCATTGGCAGCGGTATTTGGAGCATATCAAACATATGAACTATTGACATCTGACGCCTCGCCTGCTGATAAGATCAAAGGTCTGGGTGGTCTTATACTTGGTACTCTAGGCACTTATGCACTAGCTGCCGCTGGTGCAGCGATAGGAACTGCCATCCTGCCAGGCGTAGGGACTTTTATCGGAGGACTTGGTGGAGCAGGGATAGGTTGGCTTGGTGGGCAGTGGGTAGGTGAACAACTGGCTAGTTACCTTCTCACATCAACGGGAGCGGGTAAGGGACTTTCCGACAAAGATAGTATTGGAGCCAGACTAGGAGCAGGAGATCCAATAGACATGTCTCTAAGGTCAGGAAATAATAAGGGAACTTCAATAAAAGGTGGTCGGGGTAATTTGAGTGGAAGTGCCTTGCAAGATCAGTATAAGGGCTATAAACCACCAAAAATCCCAATGCCATTGGGTGGATCAAAGAGGGTGAAGGGCGTTAAATCTAACACCTTTTATGGTTTTCCTAAAAATCCACCAAAACCAATGCGTGGAGATCCTAATTATAGAAAGAAATGGATGCTTCGTAAAGATTGGTTGATAAGTCAAGGACGTGATATAGAAGAATATTTGCAAAGTGCTCCAGAAAATTATGGGCAGGAACTTAATCAGATAGATAGATATAATTTATACGGTCAAAGATATATGTCAGCGCAAGAAATGTTTAATAAAGATCATCCTCCAATTTTTAATGCCCCCACGTCCAATGTTGCCCATTCCAATACGTATACGTGGGGAGCAAAAAGCAGTCGGTCGGGTAATGGTTCAACTGCTGAAAACCTCAGTAAGATTGGTCGGAGGTCATAGAAAAAAAAAGGAACCCGAAGGTTCCTTTTCTCAAAGCATTTACTTTTTAGTCAACTCGAACTCTAGCATTTTTGCATTTGCCACTGAGTAAATCATTTATATTGACCATCCCAGAGCAATTCGTGCTTTCATTTTTTTCAAACCATGCACGGTTGCGATTCATCCCAGGAAATCTCCTGTCAAAATCATCTAGAGGTTGCCAAGCACCCTTCCTGAATCCGTCCTGCCAATAACTAGGTGGTCTATTATCCGTTGGATTAATATCCTTCCAAGAATCATTTCTTGCTACTGTCGTTGATGTCCTACGAGTAGGTTTTTCAATCCTACGAACAGCACGTAAAATACGACTAATTCTAGTATCAGGTCCGACAGAAATTCCAGTACCGATTACTCTGTTAACAACATCATAATCAGCACAACTGAATTTAGGTGGATTGGTTAGTACCACAGTCCCAGGACGTACACTGTCCGAACAGGTCACTGTGATTGTTTTAGGTAGTTCTACTGTAACCTGTCGATCTTCTGCAAGAGCAACAGTTGAGAGTAGTGTGGTTGCGAGTGCAACTACGAGGGTCTTTTTCATGCTTAATCCTTTTCAGCAAGTTTTTCAAAATAAGAGATAGTATCTTCATCTCCATCATCTGTTACAGATACTGAAGGAACAGGTTCCTCTTTCGTATCAATAGTAACAGTTTCTTCTGGTTCATCAAATGAAGTAGTTACATTACCTACTACAGTTGTACCAGCAAGAACAGTATCCAGACGAGTCTTTAACTCATCGTAGGATTTAAAATTAGTGGGAGCACTATATTCCTTGAGAGAATATTGTTTCTTCCACACTTCTTCTATTGCATCATCATTATCAAACAATGCAGAGGGAGTATTACCAAACTCTGACTTGTCATAGTTCCAGAAACCATCAACTTTCCGAATTTTCAATTTGAAATCTGTACCTTTCCAGAAATCAAATGGATTGATTGCAACCTCATCCTCAAATGCTGGTTGCATCGTTTCCATAATCTTATCAAAGATTTTCTTACCGAAACGGAACAAGAATACCTTACCCTCATTCTCAGGATGTTTGGGGTCTTCTACGACATAGATGTTAGAGAAGTATTGCAACTTTCTCTTCTGCTTACGAGCAATCTCCTTATCAGACTCCACACCAGAATTCCAGTATGCTGTATTCATTTCTGATACAGGGTCTTTCTGACCGATTGTGGTAAGAGAATTCTCAATATACCACTGTCCAGTTGGACCTTGAAACGCATGGTTCCAGACCTTTGCCCACGGAAGTTCCTCACCTTTGACGGCAGGAAGAAAACGAATGACTGCGTAACCGTTACCAGTTTTATCCAGTTCTGGTTTCCATAACCGTTCATCAACGTATGATTTCTTTTCGAGGGGTTTGTTTTCCTCTTCGACTGCACCAAGCAGTTTGTCCAAGGTGTTCTGTTTCTTTAATGCACTTAACGACATATGTATCTCCTTATATTTTCGTATGTTTGCGTATGTTTATATTATTTGTAGTGTATCACAAAGTTCGTCTTTTGTCAAGTAACTTAGGTTAGAATAATAAAATTTTTCATCACCTAATTGACAATCTACCCAATGAAATTCTACATCTTTAAATTCCACGAAAGTTCCCTGCATTTGCTGAACCCAATTAACAGGATTGAATCCTTTGGAGTCAGAAGGAAGGTAATTATCCGTGTCCTTATAGATGTTATTTAGGGGTTGCTCATATTGACTCAAATCAAACCCTATGAAGTATATATCTCTTGCACCCTTCTGACATGCTAGATGTAAAGCAGAAGTTCCAGTAGACCACCCTCTAGGGAAATCAAAATCAAAAACACTGTCTCCCTCTCTAACATCTGTTATCCAGACACCAGTATCCTTTTCCAGTTTTTGAATTAGATCGGGGCCATCTAAATTGGGGTTCATTTTAAGTGCTTCTTTAACTTTGTCTTGTACTGTAGTGGGGTCTTTACCTCGTACAATACAATTTTCTGCTTCAATCTCTTTATGGATATGTATTAAATCATCTGGAATATCATAACCTAAGAGAAAAGTGTCTCCAATTTCAACGGGGATTTTATTCCAATCCGTAAAAAAACAAACATTGTCTTGTGCATATCCTGATGCATAAATTTCTTGTTGCATAGCAGGATCAGTCGCAACCAAAATATCCACTTCACCATCACGATAGATTGCGTTGCAACCCCAGACATTAACACCTTTTTTTGCAATTGTTTGGTGGCAAGGTTTAAACCATGATCTGGATTCCCCATTGCCTACAACCAAAGAAGTTCCTGCCAAATACGATGGCACCCACATAGGATCAAAATTACTCATTCTAATAGAGGTGTCTAACACTACTTTTCTTCTGTATTTTCTGCATTAACTTTTATTACTGCTTCTTGCATTTCAGCAGGATTTCGTCTGCAACCAATTTCATCTAAAGATACTGTCCACCCTTCGGCAAGCATTGCTTCTACAGTTGAAAGTCCTCTATCTTTAATAACACCACTCCAAGAATTAATGAAGTCTTTACATTCTGTCTGTGTATCAAAATGTCGGGACAATACGTGAACTCTCTCATCTCTTATTTCACCATCAGGTGCTGTTATGGTAAATGCCAACAGAAGCATAAATGTTTTAATCATGGATATTTCCTTTCAATTCCTCTACCCTATTCCGTAATACATTAACAGTTGTGTGTAAATTTCCAGAATTATGTTCCTCAAATCGACTTTCAAGAAGTGCTATTTCTTCCATCAACATAATTATTTTTGTCACTGTTACTGTGTTATATTCATTGTTTGTCATCACGCAGTTCCTTCCAACTGTAAGGAAAAAGTTCTATTGCTAATGCATCAATTTCCTTTGCCACCATTTGAGTTTCAAGTTGTGCATCATCTTTGCAACGTAGATTACATACCCTAGCAAATGCATATAGAGTGCCACTCCAATACCATTCTGTCATCATTGATTGAGGTAAAACCATACGTGCTTGCTCTGGGCATACACCCTTCCTAAGAAGTTCTTCGTATACCCATTTTGCCGTCTTTAACACTTGCTGATAATCATTCACCAAATCATTACGAGGATTGATATCTATTTCTTTATCAGAAGACCCTTGTTTCTTATTTTCCGGCGATCCTCTCCAAACTTTTGGGGTGTGATATATTACTTCATCTTCAACGTATCGTCTTGATACCTCATTCCACACCAATCCGACTTGATGCTTAACCAACTGCCTAGCAACGAATACTGGTGCTTTAATATGAAACTGCATTGATGCATGACCAAAAGGACTCCAATGATTATGCTTGGCAAGATATTTTATCAACTTCTCATCTTCAAAAGTCAATAACCCTTCGGTTGGTCCTGCTTCTGGTATGATTTCCCATTCAGATGTTTTTGCAAAAGAAACCCTTGCGGCGTTTACTACTGATAGATCACTGCCCATGTGATCTATCAAAGTAACTGAATCGGTCTTAAAGGGAGATGCCATTATTTCCTTTCGTGCCGTTGATGAGGTTTTTTATCACCTTGAGGATTATATCTACGAGGACGATATCCTTTTGGCCATTGAGGTTGCCGAGTTGCAAGTTGTGTAACTCGTTCTTTTAACTGTTCATTTTCTGTAGTTAATTCTGCAAGAGTAAACTGCAAATCTTTGATTTGTTTATTCAATTCTAAAACCTTTGTTTCGAAAAAACCTTCTTCACGAACAGTGGGATCACCATCTAAGTATAATATATAGTCCATCAGTCATTCTCCTCAATTAATTTTAATAGTTTCATTTTATACCTTTTTGGGTCAATTGTCAAGAACCTTTTGTAATCTTTCATCAACTTTCTGGTGTCCTGCCAAGATATATCTTCACCCAAATGCTTATCCCAAGTATCACAGTATTCCACCAAGACTTCGAGTACTATCATCGTTTCGATGGAGACTCGTTTTCCAAGATATTCTTTTAGTAATTTTGGGTGAGTGTTGCTATGAACTTCAAATAGAGGTTCAAACTCTTGAACTAGGCCATGCATCTCTACAGCAAACATATCAAAGAAACCCTCTCTTTTGAGTCTCCATGAATCATAATTCTCATCATTAAAATTAGCAATATATCCTCTTCTATCTTTGATAAAATTAGAGAGCAACCAATTTTGGATCTCTTTGGGATCGTCATATTTTTTAGCAAGTCGAGCAAAGAAATATCGATCTTTCCGTTTGTAAAAGGAATCCCTTGATACCTTGGTCTTTCCTTCGTACTGCAAAAAATCATATTTACCTTTACCGAAATGTGCCTTCATAGCACAATACATTAGGTATGTGTCAACAGGTGTCATTAGTCCATAAATTTTCTGTCTTTGATTAAATGCATTAATCTGTGTCGAAACACTAGAACGAACAACCAGAATAGACTGTTCGATTTGTAACTGCCGTTAGGAACTTTCAATTCATACGTCATAATTTTTCACTCCTCTTTTTATATTATGTAATATGAAATACCTTGTATTTTATATTATCAAATTCTTTTTTTGTACATTTAACTGCACCATAAAATCGATCTTTAGTTCTGTAAAATTCCTTTAGTCCATGTTTTAAAAGCACATCTATGTCAAATTTAGACTGTACCCGATATTTGCTTTTCCAATTATCTAATATAAAAATTGTCTTTGATTTGATTTTCTTTAAGAGGGACAACACTTGTTCTGTATCTGATGAAGGAATATCATGAAGAATAAAATCTACGTTAGCAACTTCTTCATCAGTTATATCCATAAAATCTTTCACTAACAGTTGGCAATGTTCTCTGGTGTCTAATAAATCGAGGTGGGCATAAAATAACCCTTTTGCACGATCAGTAGAAATTCCTGCACTCTTTGCTCGACTAAAATCATCAATTGAATATACCATTCTATTTTTGGACTTTGCTATCGAAGCAAGATATACCGTATTTGCTCCTGTAAAACATCCAATATCCAAAACATCCTTTTCACAAAAAAATTCATACAATGCCACGGTTAAATACCAATCCATATACTGTGCTCTTGGGACTGCCAATTTCTGTTTCCAGACAGGTTGGAAAGAATCAGTTAGTGGTAGTTCCATCTTTAGGCATCTTCAATTTATAATAAATGTGGGGCTCTCCACCTTCGTGCTGTAAAGGCAAAACTGCCTTTGCTGTTGGGTCAAGATCAGACTTGCCCACGTAGTGCCATTTTGCCCCCATCTCTTTTTCTATTTCAACCTGATCAAAAAAATCTTTATTAGTGGAAAAGAATAATATGGGAAAAATTAATAATACTGCAAACATGTTGTCTCCTAAACTGGTAATTGTGCTTGTCTTGGTAAGAAGTTTAACTCTCTAGCATTTGCTTCAATTTTTTCTTTCAATCCTTTTGAAATAAGGGTATTAACCGTATCTGGTTCTATACCCTCTTTATCACAATACCATAAAACTGCTTCCATATGAGAAATTTCTTTATTCTTCACGATGTTCTCAATTTCCAATGTGAAGGTCTTGGGGGTGTTCAATAAACTCATTTATATTCCTTATAAAGTGTGGGGCTAACCGTAGACCCCACTCGCACCTATTAGGGAGTGACCCCTGATGTTCATTACACCAAATGAATAAACGGACATTTTATGGTGTCTAACTTCCGCATCATATCCTTTCCGTGTTAATAAGATCACACTCGCCTTAGTGCGTTAATGTGAAATGGGATGTTTCTGTTGCCAAGTACATCCCGAAACTCCGATCTGATTACGCAGCTAGTGCGAAATCCTCATATGCAAAGTTATCGTTTGCGTTTAGTGTTTTGACCAATAACGGAGTCATCCGACAATTCTCCACTCATTTATCCCTGCCTGTCGATCCTAATTCGCCCCCATCAAAAAAAGATTAGATATATTATACCAGCAAGTAAAGTAATATCTGCACATATACTCCAAAGAATATATGTTCTAAACATCCACTTACTTACTTCTCGTACTAAGGGGTTCTTCATCTTGTTCCCCTATCAATATCTGTTCCACACTAATCTCCTTTTGGTGGAGGCGGAGGGAATTGCACCCTCGTCCAGTTCAGTCTTCAATTTGCATCATCAAACTGTACTATATTTATAGCACTTCCTAGAGGTTTTGTCAACCCTCTTTCAACAGAAATTCCATCCGTTTTAGAAGAAAAATCTACTCCCTGTATATGTACATTCTCTCCTACTGAAAGGAAACACGCATAACCTGGAATATATTCTAAAATTGTGGTCGTTTTCTTTTTCTTGTTATA